TGTTTTTCTACAATTTCAGTGATTCTTGGTGCAAAGTAAGGAGCGTCAATTGTAACCATCTTTGTTGTTATGTCTTGGAATTCATTCATCAAGGCGTCAAAATCTACTTCTGGACCTTTAGTCTGATATAGATTTTCTCTTTCATCTGTTATGAATTCCTCACCTTCTTCTTCTGCTTGTTTGTCTATTGCTCGTCTTATATCTTCAACCAAATTTTTATATGTGAATGGTATTTTATCAGAAGTATATTTGAATCTAGAACCAGCCTCGAATCTAGGTGTACCTCTCATAAATAAAAATGTTTGCAAACCTTCGGGTGTTTCAATTTGCTTTGAGTAACCGATTATATCGCATAATCTTGAAACGATTAGCCTTGCTCTATTTGGTAAAGTAGGAACAATCATATTATATTCTGTTCCATCTTCAGCTTGGAAAGTCTTATCTGTTGAGTGAGATATTAAAACCAAACCATAATCCATTTGAACTATTTGTCTTAACCTACTGTCAAATTCCTTTGCCAACTGCGAGTGACCTTGACCGTAAGGAATTTCTCCTATAGCCGACACGCCGTTAACATTACATATATATTGCTCTGCATAGTCATAAGCTATATCTGCCGTGTCTATCACTATCGTTTCAAATTTTTCTTTGACAGCTGGATCTTTAAGCTCCCTTAAAACCTTTAAGAATTCTCCCCAGCTATTTATAGGTTGGGCATAAACCCCTGGAAGTGCAGAGTACCCTTTTTCAAAAGCTAAGATGAGAGCTTTGGGGAACTTGCTGGCGTTTGTCGTTTTACCCATTTGTATTACCGCAAAGGCTTTTTATCCTTTGCTTCCAGAGATTACTCTCATCAGTGTTTACCGCCATAAACACCTACGATTGGTCTTTTCCAATCTGGATTAGCATACCTTCTCAACTAGTGCTACTAGTTGTCGCGGTCTCGTGGATTTATTATATTCTATCATTTTGTTCTTTCCATTTGTAGAAAGAATTATATTTCCTTTGTAGGAAAAGGGGGTTCTTTTCATACAAATAATTTAAAATAGCAACTGTATATTGTGTTGAATATGTTAGAGTATAATAATTTTCTCTTGATTTGTTTTTTAGAACAGTGTTTGTAGCTCCAAATCGTTCATTAAGCAACTCGGCGAATTCATTTAATAACTCAGGTCTATAAGCACAAATTTCCATTCTACAAGTAGTGCCGTCACTCCTGAAACAGCCATCTCCATCATAATAACCTAAAAGATAACTCATTTTAAAATCTTGTGGAATATTTTTTAAAGATAATCTTTTATAGGTTTTATTTGGTACAATACCATAAGAAGATAGCTTTATTTTTTGATTAGCACTACTCCAAACCAATCTGGAAACAGGAAAACCTTTAGATGTTATAAAATCTTTAATCTCTCTTTCAATTTTTAATTCTGTTTTTATTTTTTCTAAAATTTCTCTATCAACAGAACTTAGGCCGAGACTAATCATATTTCTATTACCTCCACTGACACTCCCATCTGCAGCAAGAAAGCCCAGTATATATGCTTTTTTATTGGAGTCAATCTTATCAAAATATGTGTGATCTACTTTTAAACCTCTTAATTGATTACTAATAATATTTTGTTCAGACCTAGTTCTTATTGTAACACCGTTCATTTGCAAAATTCTTTTTATTGTTCTAGGGTCTTTCCCATACTTTTCCCCAAGTTTCGTTAAAGAATAGCCTTCTGAGTATAATTTTTTTAAATCGTGGATGTTCATTGAACATTCTCCCCCTTTAAATGATAGTTTCAAAATCTATGCGTTGCGCGTGTAAAAGAGTTTTAACTCTAATACTTCCGCTCGGGTTGTCCCAAAGGGAGTTTCCCGTTTTTACCGCGATGTTTGCTTTGTAATCACTTACAAAGAGAGCAGAATTATTTACTCTTAACTTCACCGTAAAATAATACACTGTAACCTCTTAAATCTCTAGAGACTTTATGAGGTTGTAGATCTAATAAACTCATGTACGTCCTCCTTTCAATATTTAATTTACAGTTTATTCGCTGCGAGTATGTTGTTTTAGAAAGTGAATGTAGCAGTTGAAGGATTCTTAATTATTGATTCTGTTGAGGTAGGCGCTTTATTTTCACTTTGAGCTTTTTTATCTGCCAAATAAACATTTCTATTTGCTATTGCTTCTTGAACTTCTTGAACCGTTAAAATTCCTTCTTCACCGAACATATAAGGTTCTTTATTAGCTCCAGTAATAACGAATTTTTTTCTAGTGTTCGTAAACTCAATTACTTTATCGTCACCAAAAGCTGACTCTTCTACTTTTCTTATAGTCTTGGATTGAGTAACTTGTTTTCCCCAAATCTTTGTAAATGTGTTAGGCTCTAAATCTCTGAAGTAATTAACTCCAGCTTCACTTTCAACTAAAAATTCGACTGGCATTATTCTGTTAGCAAAATCAAAGATATAACCTTTTACCTTTAATGCACCATTTGGAACAAAATCTCCATTTTCATCTTTTTCCATATCATCCATGGTAGAAGTTATTAACATATCTACTTGGAATGTGGCTTGCGGTTTCATTTCTTCTGGAGATATAAAGCTAATAAATCCATTGAAGTTTCTTAAAGTTGACACTAATTCTCCTTGCGGTGGATACCAATCATTTAATGATAAAGCTGAATCTATCTTTAAACAAACTGCTGTATCTCTTCCAGTAGTTACTATCGAATTTGCACCTATCAAAGATTTTAATTTATCATACTTCTGGTTCTTTTTACCTGCTTTTGTTGTTTCATTCTCATATATATCCACTGTAACAACATTATCTTCAGCTACCTCAATAGCTAGTTTACCTGAAATATATTTAGTTTCATCTACTGAGTTTAAAACCTTCTCTTCAAGTGTTGATTCATATAATATACCTTCTATATGAGTTTTATTTATCATCTTTTTCATAATTAACATCTCTCCCTTTAATTTAATTGTAGTATTCTTTATTGAATTGAATATTCTTTTCCTAAATCTGTTAAACTGTAAACAATAGGGCTATCATCACTTTTTTCAACATATCCATCAATAACTAACTTTCTCATTGCTCCACTAACTGATCTCGAAGAGGTAAATAATCCCTCAGCTATATCTTTTGATAAGAATTTATTATCTGTTTCTTCGTAGTTATCTTGCATGTATTTAATAATAGCTTTTCCATTGTCTGTCATTTCCGCTCTTTTTGTGGCTTTCTTCTGCTTGATTGTTTCAAAATAATCTAATACATCTTGGTCTACATCTTCCATTTCCGCAAATAACCTTTCAACCATTTCTATAAACTTCTCTTTCTTACTCATAACAATCTCTCCTTTTAGTTTTTTATTTTTTTACCTTATAATATATTATATACTAATTTTTCAAAATGGTCAAAAGAAGGGAGACTTAACTAGTAAATCTCCCTTGACTTGCAACCTTGATGTAATTAATCTTCTTCTACAGCGTCTACGTCCAGAGTTAGACCTGCGTCTGTAAGTTTTAAGAATTTAACTGTTTGGTGTGAACCGTCTTCTAGTTCTATTTCAGCTGTAACTCTTTCTCCTAGACCTTTTTTCACAAATGAATTAAAAATTCCTGTGATTGAATTTACTGGCAGACCTATATCTTCACTTAAATCGTGAACTGTGACATCCGCACCTTCTAATTCTTGTAACCTCCTCATAACTAATTTTGCATTTTCACTTAATTTTGCCATCTTAACATTCCTCCATTTAATTTTATTTTTTCTTTTTTATATTATATAATATTTTTTAAGAAATGTCAACTTATTTCTTTAAAAATATTATAAATAAACTTTGTTTTTTTGTTTCTTCTTTTTTGTATATATATTATATACTATTTTTTAGGAAGTGTCAAACTTTTTTCTTTATATATTATAACAAATTTTTTGATTTCTGTCAAGAAATTTTCCTATTTTTTAGAATTTCATTTATAATTCTTTGTTTTGTTTTTCTAGCTTCTTCTGCCGTCTTAAATACATTTCCTACTTTCAATAATCTATAATCTGCCTCGGAATCACGCCATTCAAAACCCAATATAGATGGATATTGTCCTCCTATCATACCTATACTATAATACTTATCACCAATCTGCGGGAACGGTTTCTTAATTTTCTCAAATTTATAACTTAAGATTTCGGTTAAAGGAGCATCTACTTTTTCCCAAACTGCATCCTCGATATCTTTCTTGTAATAAAGATTTCCATCCCAACCTATTGTAAATCTTAACCGTTTCCCATGTAATGTCTTTTCATAATATTCTTGTCCATACTTTAGTTCTTCTACTTTCAAATAATTACCTCCTTTCTTTACCTTATACATAAATTATAAACTAATTTTTCAAAATGTGCAAATAAGGTTTATTTAAAGACCTCTTCATATATGCACTCCTCAGCAGCTTTGTCTTCTCTGAATTCTATGAATACTGGTTCTCTAATAGCATCTTCTGTTAACTCCATATAGCTACATTTAAATACTTTGCCCACATATTTTTCAGGATTTAAGGCTGCTGACTCCCTCAATTTATCATTCATACCTGAAGACACAGTTCCAACTTGCACTAATTCGCCATTCTTGTAGAGACCAAATTTTATAGACGTTTTCCAACCAAAGAAGTAAGGTTTAGTTACTGCTTTAGCACCTTCAGTATGTGACAATCTTCCTTCTACTAATTTACCATCAAGTTCCCAATAAGGCCAGCTCTCTAACTCTGTCCCAGTGTAATACTTGGTCGGATCCTCAAACCCCATACATACTACATCTATGTCATCTTGTTTTTTCCATTTAATAGAACTCCAAGCTGGCGATTTACCTTCGACATAAGGATAATTCTTCTTTTTTAAGATTGAACCTTCTTCTCCCCTTGCAAAATTATCTACTAAAAATTTGTATAAATTATCAGTGACACAATCTGCTAATTCGATCTCATCAGTAAGCAAATCTAATTCTTTGACCACTTCTGACAATTTGTTATAGCGATCAAGAGCGCCCATGTCAGTCATATCTTTTCCGTCATACATTAACATATCAAACATATAAAAATGAATATTTCCTCTTTCTTTTTGTCTTGCTATTGCTTTAGGTGGTAAACATCCCATTATTGATCTAACTGCGGCAGTGGTTTCGCCTGGGTAATAGAGTTCTCCTAAAATAACTGTGTTATTCGGCAACTTTTCAAAAGCTTCGGCAATATGAGGAACTTTCTCTATTCCTTCTACTGGTAACCCAGTCTTCGTACTTATGCCTCTACTAAATAAATATGGAGTCCCATTTGCAGCTTTCGAAAATTGATACCAGTTTCCATCTTTTTTAGTCTGTCCAAAATATTCCCCATTTTCGCATATCTCTTCTATCATGTGAATCTTATTTTTTGGTAAACTCCAAAACTTCATTGGAGCATAAATCTTAGCGCCTGGATATAACTTATCTACTTGCGATTGTTCAAACATATATCCACTCTCCCTTTGGTGTTTTTTTCTATTACCATGAGTTAGGGTCATATAGACCCTAACTTTTTATTTTATATTAAGTGTACATTGGTAACTGTTCCATCTTTAACAAGTTTATTTCCTGCACTTGCTCTGCTATACACAGAGATCTCTTTTACCGAAGTCTTAACTAATCTTCTAGTTCCATAAAATATTATTTGGTCACTGTTAGAAGCCTGCTCTATAGCAAATGCCTCATCACCATCTTGTAATTTGACTCCTATAACACCTTTTCCATTTCTTCCTTGCATTGGATACTCAGTTTTAGGAGTTTTTTTCACAAATCCATTTTTAGTTACAGTAATGAAATAATCTTTATCTTCGCTATCAACAGAGAAATCAACTGCTGTTTCTCCTTCTCCTAATTTAATAGATATAACTCCCATTGAATTCCGACCAGTAGCAGATATATTATCAGTTCTAAATCTAATACAGTTTCCCGCACTAGACATAACAATTACTGGCTCTTGATCTACGAAGTCTATTGCTACAACCTCATCCCCATCGCGCAATCGAATGCCTATAACACCAGTTCTTCTTATGTTTTGATATTCACTTAAACGGGTCTTTTTAAACATACCTTGTTTTGTTAAAAATACTATAAACTCCTTTTTATTATCAGTTAAAATGTTAACAATCTTGTCTTGCGGATTGAGATTTAATACTCTGCGCAAACTATCTCCAGTTTGCAAATCTTCAACTGGCACTCTAAATATGATTCCACTAGACATAAAGACTATTAAACTTTCACCTGTGTTAGTGGCTATTCGATAAACGCTATTCTCTCTATTAACTCTATTCTTAAATTGCTTTTCTGTTACAAAAGTTACAATAGAGTCTTCATTAATAGAAATATTAACATTTTCTATTTTTTTGGTAAGTTTTTCTTTTTTAGATTTTTCGACTGTAATATTAACTATTTCAGTTCTTCTGGGTACTATATAAGGATTGGCAAACTGTTTCAACTCTGTTATCAATACATTATTTAATGTATCTCTGCAATTCAATATTTTTTCTAGTTTTTCTTTTTCTTTTTCTAAATTTAATTTCTCCTTCTTCAACTCTTCTATTTCGAGTCTAGTTAAGCTAGATAACTTCATGGCTAAAACTGCTTTAGCTTGGTTTTCATTTAGTGAAAATCTCTTTTGCAAACCTATGTTAGCTAAAGCTGTAGAATCACTTTTCTTAATTAATTCTATAACTTCATCAATATTAGCCAAAGCTATGATAAGACCGTTAATGATTTCAATTCTTGCCAAGATTTTATTTAAATCAAACTCTGTTCTTCTAGTAATTACCTCTTGTTGAAATGCCACATAATGTCCTATTAATTCTTTAAAGGATAAAGTCTTAGGTTTACCATTTACTAAACAAGTGTTGTTAATAGAATAAGTATTTTCTAGTTGAGTTTTTGCAAATAAAATGTTAGCTATATCATCAGGATTGAAACCCTTTTTGACTTCAATAACTAACGCCATTTCCTTGTCACTTTCGTCTCTTACATCGGAGATACCTTCTATCTCTTTGTTCTCTGCCAATTTCGCAATATCTTCTGCGATTTTACTTTTCTTTGTCATATAAGGAATTTCATAAAACACTATTAACTCTTTTGTTCCTCTTTTTTCAATTTTATATTTACCTCTAATTCTTATTTTACCTCTACCTGTTTTGTAACCTTCAATTAATTCATCTTTATTAATTACTAAACCTCCTGTTGGGAAATCTGGCCCTCCAACTATCTCCAACAATTCTTCGTGAGTTATATTATTATTCTTAATATACTCCTCAATAGCTTTTACTATCGCCCCAAGGTTATGTGGAGCAAAGGAACACGCCATTCCAACTGCTATACCAGTGGTGCCATTAATCAACAATTGAGGTAATCTAGCAGGTAGAACGACGGGCTCTAATTTGTCTTCTGAAAAGTTCGGCTTCCAATCTACTGTATTCTTCTCAATATCCTTTAACATAATTTCCCCAACTTTAGAAAGCTTAGCCTCTGTGTATCTATAATGAGCAGCTGGGTCTCCGTCTATGTTACCAAAGTTTCCATGTCCATCGACCAATGGATGGTTTAATGAGAATGGTTGTGCTAAACGAACCATTGCATCATAAACAGATGCATCTCCGTGAGGGTGAAGCTTAGCTAACACTTCTCCTACAACCTGAGCAGATTTTCTATGCGGTTTTGAATTACTAAGTTTCAATTCGTGCATCGCGAATAGAATTCTTCTATGCACAGGTTTCAATCCATCACGCACGTCTGGTAAAGCTCTATCAGTTATAACAGAAACCGCATAGTCCAAGAAAGATTGTTGTACTTCTTCACTAATATTTACAGGAAATATCATTTCTTCTGTTAAGCTCACTTAATCACTCCTTTTTTAGCTTTCTCTGTCGCTCTAGTAGCTAAATCATCAGCCAATTCATTAAATTCGTGTCCATTGTGTCCTTTAATCTTTACAACTTTAATTGCCCTTTCAAATTTCATTAATTGATATAGAGTCTTTACTAAATCTAGATTTTCAGGCTCTTTGTTGTCAGCTTTTTTCCAACCTTTAGACGCCCAATTAAACATCCATTGATTAACTGTCTGCACTACATAGGCAGAATCTGAGTAAATCAATATTTCTCGCGGATTTGTTTTATTGAGAATTTTAGCAATCTGAATTGCAAATATAACTGCTTTCAGTTCCGCCCTATTGTTTGTGGTGTTAAAAACTGGTATGCTGTATTCTTTAACA